CGTAGTTTTCAAATGTACCCTCAAACTCTTGTCTAAATGTTCTAATATCTATGTCTTGTTTTGCTTGCTCTATTTCTTCTTCTGATACCATACCACCTTGCAAAGTAGTAAATTGAAAGCTATCCCACTCATTGTCTTCTTTGCCTTTTAAATACATACGATATGCCCAGTTACCAAATCCTTTAGGCGACCCACACATAAGCACATCTCCCTCTGTATCTGATACGGAAGCTCTTAATACCTCTGTCCAAGCCTTTTCATCTATGTCAGCAAACTCATCAAGTATTAAAAAGTCTAATCCTGTTCCACGAAGTGAATCATAATTTTCACAACCTTTTAATGATATTTTGCTTCCTGTTTTTTTTATTATTATTTGTAGGTTAGATTCATTAACGCTTTCTATCCAATTAAAATTATGCAAAACTTCTTTTAGCTTTGACCAAACAATCTCTCTTGCCATTTTAAATGTTGGTGCAACATACCAGATATTTTGTTTTACTCTTGCCGCATATTTCATCATTTCAGTAATACATAAAAAGGTCTTACCAAATCTTCTACCTGATACTAATACTCTAAATCTTTTATTGGACGTGCTTACTTGATACTGTGGCTCTGTTAGATTTATCTTCATTACAACCAAATTTAATATATATCCTATTGTTATTAATCTCTTCTCTACCAAATTCAACTGTTTTATCTAATGCAATTTTATAACCATCAATCATACAATCATAACCATCTTTATAAACCTTATCTACATTAAATGGTGGGAGACATTGACCAGCAGTAGCACTGCAAAAAACCATTGTCAAAATCCATTTCATTCTAAAATCAATTTCTTAATGCTTTTACTTCCATCAATGTTTGATTCTAATTCTGCCATAGATTTAATACATGAATATTGAACACTTTCTCTATAAACTCTTTCTGCTTCTCTTTTACCTCGTAAGCAAGTTGCCATATCTGGTTGTATTCTATGCTCTTTGATTTCGTTATTTACAATCATTAATAAAGCTATTACCATTTCAGTCATTAGTTATAACTCCCATTTTTATAAACAATTTCTCTATTTGCGTCTTTTAATTTTTCTACATCATTTAAAAGTTTTTCTACTTGCTTTTGTAAAAACTCAATATTAACTTTATTGTGCATGCCTGATTCTTGTTGTGCTTGTAGTTTTTCAACTTGTTTATATAAATCCTCAATAAGCATAAATTGTTCACTATCTGCTGGCAAACTACCTAATTGTCCTCGAGGCCACTTAATTCTAAAATCAGTATTTTCAGTTAAATCCTTTTCCATTAATTCTAGTCTTGTAGATAATTGATTTTGAGTTTCAATTATTCCAAAATATCCCCATACACCAATAGCAACTATGGATATTAAACTAGCTACTGTCTTCATTGGCATTGAAACTTTAGCTTCTTCAGAAATAGTTAAAGGTTTATCTTTCATCTAACTGGTCCACCAAATAATGCTAATAATACAAAACCAATAATCAACGCACCTGTAAAATAATAATTCATAATCCTACCCATAACTATTTTGCGATCTTGCCTTTGTTAATTCCTTTTTTGATTACATATTGTTGAGTACCATTTGCACCATAATCAACTTCTTTTTTTAATAGCTTAAAAATATTCATCTCTTTTAATTTTTTTTCTGCGTGTTTTTTAAACATCTCTAAAACTTTTGTATCTCTCATTTTTTCTTTTTCTTTTTATCTTGAAATAGTTTGTCTATTAACTCCCCTACTTTGTCAAAGAAACCAAATATAGCAAATGCAATTCTATCAATCATATGTTGAAACCTTTTCTCCAGCTTTTGATCGCCCAAAAAACAGGTGCTAATGACTTTTGCCCACGTACCTTTTTTAATATTGCACCATGCCTAGCCATGAATGATCTTTGCCTTGCTGGTATGTTTTTTTTAATTTTCATTCCAGGGTCGCCAAATCTAACCTTTTTGATATTTCCTGTTGCACGATTTTTAACGTACACTGCAAACTTCTTACGTTGCCCAGGTGTTCTAAAGGGTTTATTAAGTTTTACTGTTCTTCCACGATACTTTGCCATGGAATCTAAATATCATATATTATCTACAAATACACCCATAAAAATAACCAGAGCCATCTTTCATCATATGTTGGTTATGTGGGTAATCTAAATATTCTGTAAACTCTAATCTAATAATATCACACAAAGAAAAACAATCTACTTCTGCTAAAATTTTAATATGATCTAGCATAGCTTTAGTAACAGGAACTAAACTATAAACACCATCATTTAAGATAATCAATTCCATTATCTTTTAAAATGTCGTTCTCTCCATTTATTACAAATAAAATTATCTTTAACACCTATTGTTTGAAATATACCGCAAAATGATCGTCTATTAGAATACATGCCACAGTTTCCGCATGCTTCTTTGCCTAGTGCTTTTCTAAAATCGTTTGGCATTTGATATGGAATAAATGTTCCATCAGGATAGAAGTTACCTCTTTTTACCTTGTCCACGATATTTACCCTTTCCTCTTTGTCTTCGTTTGTTTTTATTCATAGTGCTTGTAATGGGTTTTCTACCTATTGATGTACCTTTATGAGTTTTTGTGTATTCAACAGTAGCACCAAATAAATTACCCTTTTTCTTTGCCATTTAATTTTTCTGCTTTTGCTTCAATTATTAATGGTAAAGGCTCATTGTAGCTTGTTTGTTCTATCTTATCTTTTTGATCAAGATGTTGCTTTCCTAACCATATCTGCATAGCTACGTTGCCACCTAAAGCTTTTTCAAATTGTGCACGTCTTAAACTTATTTTGCCCATCTCACGACCCTTTTTTATTAGGTGGACATAATTACGTTGTAAAGTCTTTGTACTAACCTCTAAAAACTCTGCAATTTCGTCATATGTACAGTGCATTTGTGCTAGTTTTTGAATAGCTTGTGTATCTACTTTTTTAATTGGTCTTGCCATAGTTATGTCTTTTTAGCTTTTTTTCTTTGATCTTTCAATACAACTTCAGGCCATTTAGATTTTTTATGAGTATTAACCTTACAATACATAGGAAATTCTTTTAATAACCAATCTACTGCTTTTTGTTCGTATTCTACTGTACGATATGTTTGAATACCGCCATCTTCTGAATAATATTTGGTTTTAGGTGCAACATAATTAAATCTAGTTAATCCGCCATCAGCTATATAATACCTTATGCTTCTTTCATAATCTTCTTTACCATATTCTGGGTTTGTTGATACATAAGCTTTTTTTTGATGTGTATTCCGCCAACCATAAAAACAAGCCACAATATATTTTAAATTAAAGCTAATATTGTTTCTCATAAAATAAGGATTTAATACTGCATTTACTCCCCACATATCAAATTTATGTTGTTGTGATATATCAAATGCTTGATCTACAAATTCAGTAAGATTCAATAAAGGCATTGTTTTTTTTTCTGATATTCTCATTTGAACGCTTTGTATATCGTCATCAATACCAAGCACAAGTTGTCCTTCTTCGTAATAATCCACTATAAAATTTCTTTGTGTATTTACGTGCTTTTTATTTGTGACTATAAAATTTATTGGATAATCTTTTAAATTTTCTTGATAAGCTTCAAGCTCATTACCATCTGATAAAAATAAATCTACCTCGCTAAAATCAATATCAGTTTGTGCAAGATAATTAATAGTTTTCTTTTTGATTGTTTCTGCTCTTGCAATGGTAGGTATAGCTATTCTGAATTTCATTTGTTTAGGTTTGCCCTATTAACTAATCTTTTTGCTATTTCCATTTCTTCTTGTGCAGATTTGCAAAATACCATGTTCTTTCTGTAGTAACACACAATAGATATTCTTTCAAACTTTCCTTTTGCTTTTATTTCAGTATTACCATGATATTCGTGAACGTCAAAAAAACAAACATCGCCGCTTCTTACATCAAATGCAACTTTGTATTTAGGCATAACAGTCAAGCCACCCTCATAATTACCAGCTTGTAATACTCCTAAATTTCCAAAACCCTCTTTGAGATCGCCTCTATCAGTATGTATTGCAGTTCTAAAATTTCTATTTATTGTAATAGTTGTAAATACAGTACCTTTTATATAAAAATCGTTTGAGGTTTTATCTATCATTTCTTTTTGAGCTTTCCATCTATCTGGACATACATCTTGGAATAAATCTGATATGTATTTTATATAGGGATAACCAGCTTTAAATTTTTCAAACTTATGCTCATTGAAAGAAGTTTGCCTACAATATGGGATTCTTGTTTGTCTATCAAAATATCCAGCTATACCGCTTTCTACCTTATTGAACGCTTCGTGAGTTTTTGATATAGTACCGTTTTTATTTACTCTAAATCCTCTTGTCTTTCCTGTTTTATTAGTTTTTTCAATAGTACCATCGTCTTTCCAAACTAAACCAACCTTGTCAGTTCTTTTTTCTGGAACACCTCCAGCGGCACCTCTGTTTCCACCTTTTGCAACCGCATGACGTAAAGATTTATAAGCTTGCTCACAAACATTTGCTGGTATTACATTCTTACGAAAAAAAAATAAAGGCTCGCCATTTTCTTTATAAGCATCGCAATCGTAATCAATCACAGTATCTATGTGATGATCTTGTACGAAATAACCCTCTAGCTTTTTTATTTCTTCGTCAGTATATTTAGCTTTGGCTGTTATTGTATGCATTTTGAATAACTTTATATACAGTATCAGTAAGATTGTCAGTACCTAAATCTTTTTGTAATTCTGATACCCATAGTCTAAAGTTTTTTTCTGTTTCAGTATTTAAAAATAATTGCACCATTTTAACGTGTGATATTTCCATATCAGCTGGATAATCAACATTAAAGTCTTCAGTTTTATCATTTGCTTTAAAATCTAAATCTTTGTCGGCAGATAAATTTTCTAATTCAGTTAAATTAAATCCTGTAAAATCTAAATTAAAATTTTCATCTTTTAATACATTTAGTTCTTGTGCAAGTAATTTATTTTCCCATTTAGATTCTTCGCCAGAACGATTGTCCATTATTCTATAAGCCATAGCATCATTTTTTGAAAAATCTCTTTTGACAATAAATGCAGTTTTTTTATTTAATTGTTTTAATGCTTTCCAACGAGTGTGTCCTACAACAATCACGTTATCTGAATCTACAACAATAGGTTGGTTGTTACCAAATTCTCTTATAGAGTTCATTACCTTTTGCACAGATTCCATAGGTATTTCTCGAGGATTATTTTTATAAGGTTTAATATCTTCAATATTAACTTCTTCAATCTTCATATTTCTATCCTTTTGATTTCTTGAACAACTCCCATTGGAAACACATTACGATCGCTAAAATTTTCTTCATCATAGCTTGAAAATGTTAATAGAAGTTTTTTTGTTTTTTTATAAATATAAGCATAAGTATTCATAACCGCTGGTTTCATATTGTCAAACTCTTGTGCGGAAGCATGCCCACTATCTCCCAAAATATCAAGCCACACTATATGGTAGAAATAATATTTTTTTTTATTTATTATTACGTGCCTATATTTTGACTTTTTTTTTACCATTATTGATCTACTGTAAGCATGTGCTTTTCGTCATATCTATCTATTCTATAATTTTTGCCATCTTTGGTAAATTTTTCGTATTGACCCTCTGACCCTAAATACAAATATCCTAGTTTTTTCATTCTTTCAATCAAATCTGGTATTTCAACATATTCATTGTGATCAGTTTCCCATCTTCGTTGAGATAACCAAGTACTGAAATGTGGCACAAACTTGTCCTCTTCTATACCTTTTATTTGATTATTGTATATTTTAGCCAATTCTTCTTCAGAATGTCCAGATATTACATCAAAATTTTTGAGCCAAATTTCGTGAGCTTTAAATTTTGAGCCTCTTTTTTTAGTTAATAAACTCCAAAGCTTTTCAAAGAGTTCGTCATATATATTATTATTAGGTTTAGGATTAGGTATAGGTATAGGTGCTTGCTTTTTGCTTCTAGCAAGACCACCTTTTTTACCAGCTTCTGACCTTGATTTATATTTAGAGGTTAAATACTCATGCTCTTGAACAAGCCTTTTATGTACCCAAGCATCCTCTTCTGCCTTACATTTAAAAAATTCTTGTAAAATATAATCTACTTGCTTTCTACAAACATCGTCAACGCATTGACAAATTCTATAAGCTGATTCAGTAGTAAATGGCTTAGTATTTTTTGTCCAAGCAAAACAAAGTAATCTTATATAAATACCTACCGCTTGGTTTGTTAAATGAACTGTTTCTGCCGCAAAAGTATCAGTAAACAGTTGAAGTGCATGGAACTTATTTATTTCCCTTTCCATAAAATATATCTCCTTTTTCTAGTTGGTTGATTTGTTTATTTACTTCTTCTAATAAATCAAGTTCTGTACCGAACAGTTCTTGAAATTTTGTTTTGTTAAGATGTATTGATTCATTTCCCATATTATGATGTTGAGGACACAAAGGTATTGTTTTATCATGTGGTGGTCGCAAACCTACTCCTGTAAATTTTCTGATATGATGAACAACTGCTTCTGAAAATAAACCTTTTTTTTGACAAGCAATACAACCAATTTGCTTTAACTTATCAAATCTTTGTTTTTCAATTTTTTTCATCTCGTAAGCTCTTTGTTTGTTTCCGTCAATTATCTCAAAATGTATTTGATTTAACTCAGCCATCTTTCTTTTTAGGTTTTTTTTTCTTCTTTCCATATTCATCATAGCTAGAAATAATTTTACCTCTAAAAGTATTTAACCATTTACAATGTTCTTCCCATTCTTTTTTAGTCATTTAATTTATCCTTTATTTTATTTATATGATTTTCAATAGCACTTAATTCATTTTCAATATCATTTTTATTATCTCCGCTATATTCAGATAACTCTATAAGCTGACCAAGTCTAATCATTCTTAATAATCTTTTAAAGGCACGTCTAACATGCATATCTGACATATCAGAAACATATAGCCAGGTATTTTTTGAACGAGAAAAATATTGTTCCTCTGGTGTAGATTGTTGAGTTTCGTCAGTCTTTGGTATATCCAAAAAATCTTCTCCGCTCATAATAAACTCCTTTGGTTTGTATCTTCTTGTTTATAAGGTTTCCAATCAAAATCCACAAGCCTATATTCTTTCCCATT